TTTTTTCGAGGTCGTTTCTCGTTGATTAGGCGTACTTGTGTTTCATTTTTTTTATTGTTTTTGGAAGGGCCGGTTTCTACCGGTCCTTTCTAGTCTCTAGCCGGCTCTCATTTTTCACTCCCTAAAGGTGTGGGTTTCTGCCGTGTACCCGGCAACCCTTATAACTTATTGGTTTCCAATATGTATAACCTATTGATTTCCAATGGCTATAAATTTACACGGTTTTCTGAAACTTTTCTAAAGACTGCCTATATAAATAATTAAACAGTAAAACTATGAAGCCGGCCCAATTAACCAAAATTAAAAACAACAGCAAAATGAAACGACTAAAAAAAATTCAAATCTATCATGACCCAACATTCTCAACAAAGCTTTTTTAAAGTAGATCATTCAATTGTATCACGTACAGATCTTACACCTGTACAAAAGCTTATTTATTTTTATCTTCTCAATTTATCAGGAGCACCTAGCTCCAAAAGGGCTGGTGGTGCTTATCCAACCAATGCCGCTATTTCCGAAGCCTTAGGTATTACCGTAAGACAGGCCAAAGACAATGTAATCATTTTAAACAACATAGGTATTTTAACTTCATTCAAAAGAAGTGGTCAACGATTTATAATGGTGGAGAACGAACGCAATGCCATAAAAATCTTAAATAATCGTCTAGTACGGCCAGCCGTACCTCGTACGGAAAATGCAAAAGCTCGTACGGAAAATGCAAAGGCTCGTACGGTCAGCCGTATCAATCTCGTACGGTCAGCCGTCTAGATATAATAACAGTTATTAAAACAATATAAAAAAAGTATTAGCAACCCTTCTATGGAAAAGTTAAAATGTATACGTTGCTCAAACGAAAAACCTGACAAGATTAGGTTAACACTAGCTGGACCACATGTAAAAGCCAGTTGTAAACAATGTGGTTCATTTATAAAATTCGTTACCAAAACAAAGGTTGACCTAACTACTGTTGCAAAAAAGTCAACTTTTTTCTAGCCGATAAATAACTTATACAAGAAACTATGTTAAGTAAATTTGGTTACGAAAATTTTGATGACCGCCACATAACCATTTACTCACCTTCCTTTGCTGGTGACGAAAGACCCTTTGACAAGATCTGGTTAACCTTTATGTGGATTGTAGGTCAAGGATGGGGTTTTGATAAAAAGTATGAATTCTATATAAGTGACTATAAAGAATGTACACCCTTTGCCCAAGGTACACCCAGTGAATCGTTGATTTATGCTTTTAACGAAAGATATGGTGAATGGGTTAAAATGGGTTTCCGTGATAATATTATATGTTGGTTTGAGTTTCCCAGAACCGACTGGGAGTTTAAAGAATGGATTGTAGAAGACCCAAGACTACAACGCGTGTGGATCCACTTATATAACCAAGTCTTTGCTGGGATAGGGTTTCGTCAAGACCTATTTAATGATACAAATAGTAGAGTTGCCCAAATCCGCAACATACATACTGACACTGGTTGGTTTGTAGAAAACTATGCATGGAAGACAAAGGACAAAGGTCACTACCGCAAACCTAGTTACATACCACATTACCTAAGTGGTCCTACAACCAAAGGTATACATCGTGCCAAAAAATTTAAGGGTAAGATCCTTGATAAATAATTAATAACATAAGTAAAATGAAAAAACCCGTTACACACGAAACTTTACTCTGCCAACTCTTTCATCAGTATGGCGCAGATAAATGTCCACAAATTAGACATGGTTATAGTCCACATTATTATGAACTCTTAGCAGATCAGCAAAGAACTGCAAAACATATTCTTGAGATAGGAATTGGTACAGTACCTGTAATGAAAAGAATTGTAGGAGAAACCTATGTACCTGGAGCTAGCCTAAAAGGATGGCGTGACTTTTTTCCACAAGCACAAGTGTGGGGATTGGATAAAGCACGTACAGTTTTATTTGAAGAAGACCGGATAAAATGTTACTATGTTGACCAGAGTAAAGAACTTAGTCTAGGTGCAGCCATTCAGCGCATTCAGCATGAAGCCGGTGAACCTGTACAATTTGATCTAATCCTTGACGATGGCAGCCACATTAAGGAACACCAATGGTTAACGATACATACACTGCATAACCATGTTCGTCCAGGCGGTCTCTATATTATTGAAGACATTCATACTGATGCAATGGCAACATTTTGTGAATTAGAGATACCAGGATTGGTTCGTGAACATATCTATTGTGGAATGACTAAGTGGGATAACTTTGTTGCCTACAGAAAAATATCCTAACCTATGGATGATATCAATTATCTACAAATGGATGACATGGAGAAGTTACGCTATCGTGACCACATTCTCCGGTTATACTTACCATTTGTAAGCGCAGAAGCTCTTTATGCTATACTGGCAACCGATCGTGACAGTTACATAGAGTCACAAAAATACGAGATAGCGCAAGCTTATCAGGACTTAATTAATGATCTCAGATTACTTGACACGTTGGCTTAATGATAACTACAGTGCCATCGAGTTAATGGCAGCTAAGATCACTAGAGGTAGCCCAGAGGCTCCTGATCTTCTACATTACTCGCTGTTACATTTTCTGGAACATGGTAGAGCAGACATACCTCAGAACCACAACCTGAAGAAGTTGATGATCCTTATGACCTGGAACGCGATGAAACGGTAGCCGAGATTAAAGCCATTATCCGGACAATGCGTAAGAGTGGAGAAGTAGAGTTGTGGTTTCATGCAACCCTATTTGAAATGTGGTTAGAGAATCCTAACTACAGTAAGCTGGCTAAAAAGATAGGCATACCCCGAACAAGTATAAGTCATGCCGTCAGGATAACAAAAAAACATATCTTAACTGAATTAAAAAAGAAAGGAATAACATGGAATGGATAATCTACTTAGGAGCCGCAGGCGCCCTACTACAATATGTACCACAATGGGAATGGTTTCTCAACGCGGTAAAGCTAAACCGTAAGCCGTTTAACTGTCCGCTCTGCTTTACATGGTGGACCAGTTTAGCAGGTCTGAACCTATTTACACAAACACCAGTTTGGGAAACTATATTTATAGCTGCAGGTGCTTCTATCCTTGCTGAGTTACTATGGAGAAAACTAATGACAATATGACCACAAGAGAAGAAGCCATCAGCTGGTTAAAAGCAAATAGGTATATCTTAACAAGCTCAATTAAATTTACACCTGAGCAAATTAAGTACTTCTTTGCCTACGAGCTGAATTTGAAAAAATAGAAAATGCAATGACAACTTACACAGTCTACCTAACGGCAAAAGGTACCTATACCTTTAAAGAAACCGGTAAACCAGTTGCCTACATTCGCGCTGCTAACGAGACAGCTGCAAAAGAGCAACTAGAGATAATGAAAAAACAAGCTAAGACCAATGTTCAGTAAAGGAGATCCACGTATTAATCGCGAAGGTAGACCTGCAGGTATACCTAATGAAGCCACAAAGAAAATGAAGCAGGCGTTTGCTCTACTTATAGAAGCCAACCTAGATAACATGACCACATGGTTGGAGCAGGTTGCTGCTGAGGATCCTAAGAGTGCAATGGACATGGTGATTAAGCTAAGTGAACGATTTGTACCTAAGCTCTCTCAACAACAACTTACAGACGCAGATGGTGGAGATCTCTTTAAAAACATCCAGTTTAAGTTTGGTGATGAACCTAAAGATGAGTAATGGCTTTTATTGGATTTACTCCACATACAAAACAGCGTGAAATAATTAATGGTATCCTGCAGGGTTCCACAAAATTCCACATTGTCTCTGTAGGTCGCCAGGTAGGTAAGTCCCTAATGGGAATGAACCTTGCTCTATGGTGGATGATTAATAAAGGTCCATGTAAAATCCTTTGGGTTAGTCCTGTCTATAGTCAAGCCAATAAGGTACATAAAGAACTGGTTGAAGCAATAGAAGCCAGTGGGCTCATTGCAAAAAACAACTACGCAGACAACTCTTTAAAACTCCGCAATGGATCCGAGATCCTATTCCGCTCAGCAGAACGATACGATAATATCCGTGGACTAACCTGTGACTATGGTATCCTAGATGAAGCTGCCTTTATCCGGAACGAAGCATGGAGCGAAGCCATAAGACCAGTCTTTGCAGTAAAAGGCAAGAAGGTGGTCTTTATCTCTACACCAAAGGGTAAGAACTACTTCCATGACCTGTTCCAACTGGGTCTCTCCCCAGATCACCCTAACTATCGCTCCTATAAAGGTTCTAGTTACGATACACCTTACATCGCACCAGAAGAGATCCAGGATGCTCAAAAAACACTACCACCTAATATATTTAAGCAAGAGTACTTAGCAGAATTTATTGATAGCGGTGGAGAAGTATTTAGTCGGGTAAAGGAATCCACTCTACACCATTGGCCACAACCTACTGGTCATATCTACTGTGGAATAGACCTGGGTCGTCAAGAAGACTGGACTGTTGCAACATTCATGGATGGCAACGGGCATGTAGTCGACATGTATAGAAACCGACAAGCTGACTGGAGTACCATGACCCGTGACATTATCGCCCTCTGCCAGAAGTGGCGAGCAACTGCGATGGTTGAAACCAACTCAATCGGAGATGTACTCTATGAGCAGATCCGTAACGGCTGGGACGATACTCATCCCTTTACCACAACTGGTAAGTCTAAGCCTGAGATCATTGAGGGACTGGTACTTGACTTTGCTGAGGACAGGATTAGGATCCCTTCAGAGTCCCTACAACCTGCTCTCCACCACGAGTTAAGTATATTTAGTTACGAGTACAATCCACGCACGAGACAGGTCCGCTACGGTGCCCCAGCTCCGCATCATGATGACTGTGTAATGTCAATGGCAATAGCAAATTACTGTAGGAAACAAAATCTGCAGCGAGGAGCCTATGCAATCATGGGTCACGCCCGTTAAGGATCATACACTGGCCACGGGATAAATATTTAATAGTATGGTAAAGCTACAACTGGATGGTAAAGACTACAGATTCCCTAAACGATTAGAGATCGGTTT